AAGGACAAGATCGGCGGCCCTGTCTTTTGCGGCCCAGACGGCGCCAGAATGCCCCTCAAAACATACCGCGCGATCTTCTACCGCGTCTTGGAACAGTGCGGCATCGAGAACCCCATAGAGGGAGAGGGTGACGCCAAACGCCGGCGCTACACCCCCCATTCCTGCCGCCACACTTTTGCGACCCTAATGAAAAATGTAACGGCGTCCGACAAGGATAAACTGGCCTTGATCGGCCATACCTCCACGGAAATGCTCCGGCATTACCAGGACGTAAACTTGGAGGATCTGCGAAAAATTACCGATGCCATTTAAGAAGCCTACTGCATACCTATTGCACGCAAAATGTGAAAAAATCCTTTGTTTTCAATGGTTTTTCGTTGTATGGGGTTCAAGAGGCCTTGAGTTCGAATCTCAACACTCGGACCAAAAGTTCCGAAAATCATCTTATTTGGGTGATTTTCGGAACTTTTTTGTTTGATTATTTTTCGATGGGACTTGGCACAATTTCCATTACTGCATACCTATTGCATACAGAAAAACAGCCTTGGAATACTTGGATTCCAGGGCTGTTTTTTACTTTACAGCAGCCCCTTCCGCCCCAGCACCGCAATCACCTCGTCTCGTTTCATCGGGCGCTCCGGGCTGGTACCATCCACGATGCCGGCCGCAGTAGCCTCGGCCCAGTGACCCTCCTCCTGGCTCCAGCTGGGCTCCGGGATGGTCTTGGCGCAGAGCTCTGCTTTCTGCATGAGCTGGTAGGCTTGTTCGTTGGTCATTTCAGAAATCAATTTTGCGATGTCCATGGGTTCATCCTCTCCTTCCAGCCGCCGGTTGACTTCGGCGGCAATCTCTCCGTGCCGGTTATACAGATAATCCCCCGGGCAGGCCTTGGCGGCGAACCACCGGTGAACCGTCATATTCTGCTTGTCCACCTGGCCGATCAGGGATTTATCCCCTTTCCACAGCAGTTTCTTGATCCCATTTCTCCGGCAGATATCCGTCAATAGGTCCAGCAATGCGGCGTAGGCTTTGTCTGACACCGGCCAATCCGGCACCCCGCCATTGTTGGCCACCTCAATGGTGATGGCCCGATGGTCGTTGGCGGCATTGGAGGTACACCAGGACCGGTTGGCCTCCTCCACATACAGGGCAATCCGTCCGTCGCTTCCAATCCCATAATTGCTGCTGGCTTTACGAGACGGGTCAGCAAACAATGCCCCGCAAGTCTCTACGCTGGCACTGCCTGCCATGCAGTGAACGGAAACGGTGTCGATTACGTGGTTGCGCCGCCCGGAATGGTTGGGGGATAATTTGGTGTAGGTCACAAGAGGGCTGTTACTCATCTTTATCTTCCCCTTTTCCGTTGGTCATCTCGTCCAGCATAGATTCTGGAATATCATCTTCTGGATGTACAACAGACAGAGGAGCATTCTTTTCTTCCATAGGAATCCCCCTTTTACTTAAAAAGGTCTGCCAGTGTCTTTGTCTTAGACTTCATGTAGGAACGCTGAATATCATTCCATTCGTCCATTTCCTTTTCCCAGCCGGTCCAGCCCTGCTGCTGCGCATACATGCGGGAGGCGATGTCCACGTCCACGCCCTCTTTCTCGCTGATTGCCTTGATTGCCATGCGATTCTGATAAAAACGATTTGCCATAATGATTCTCCTTCTTTGTCTTTAGTTTTTGTTTGCGGTTTCTTTCTCAACTTCCGGCAGGCCCGCCACGCTGGTCAGCAGGCTCACCACAGCCGCCAGGACAGACGCAGAGACCACCATGGGCCAGTTGACATCCCCCAGTGCCACGGCGGCTCCAATGCAGCCTACGGCGGTCTGCGCCAAAGTTTTGACGGACCTCGTACCCGCTGCTTTCCACCAGGCTTTCCATTTCTCGTTCATCTCTCTCACCTCTTTTCTGCCACGGGGAGCCGTTCCACCTCCGCCATAACGGTAGATAGATGTCCGTTTCCCCCCAGTGCTTTGTATGCTTGATACATCTCAGCAAGATTCTCCTTATCCTCCAAGGCAATTTCCCCGTCATGGATGTAGGAGGAGCCGAGATACCGTACCCGGTCGATCATCAATACCTTTTGCGCTTCCACAAGCGCGTCCAGTTTCCCGGACGAATTCTTTTTCTTGGCCCAGTGGTGATTGAGGATCGCTATGACAATCGCGGATAAACCGCTGGACCCGATGGCAATGCCCGCCAGTGTAAAAAGCTGCTCCATATCTATTTCTCCTGTTTGTTACAGGCACGGCAAAGCCCCGGCCTGTTCTCTTGACAAACCGGGGCGGGATGGTATAATGAAAACAGAAAGGGCGCTGTTACTGCGGTTAGCCCTCAAAGCAAATCAAACAAACTTATGTTGACCGTTTGGAAGCCAGCCAAGCGGTCAACACGCTTTTATGGAGAGTATGTAGGCCGCAAAGGCCAAGCATACAAAAAACTTCCAGAGAAAGTTTCCCATCCAAGCATCACCTCCCTTCGCAGGGAAGTGGCTAACCGCCGTCTATGTAACAGCGCCTCTTTCTGACCCCTTTCGGGGTAGGTCCATCATACCATGCTGCGCTGCAGATTGTCAATTTTTGCTGTCCCATCCATGGGGCAGCATTTTATTTTTTCACTTCTTCCCAAAACTCCGGGTTTGTCTCCGGGGACCAGGTGTTGGTGTCGATCTTGCTGCGCCAGGTTTTGCCACCAGCGGTGCAGCAGTCCCCTTTGGCGTAGGGGGACGTGGAGAGGGAGAGGAAGGGCAGCGCCTTGTCCGGGTCGGTGGACCAGACAAATCCCCACTGGGCGGGCAGCTCCTCCGGCTCCTGGAGATAAATTTCGCTGTCGTAAACCTGGAGGAGACGCACCACCCGCCCGGCGGTGGACCGGCAGACAAAGCCATCTTTCTGGCCCGCCTTGCGCTCCAGCATGTTTCTGACCTTCACAGCCTCCGCAAAGTCGGGAATCTTATCCTCTTCGGCATATAAGGCTGTCCCATCCAGAGAGGAAGACCGCTCCTGCAAGTCAGCAGCATCGGCCAAACCTTTGGCTTTCATCGCATCGAAGTAAATTTGATTAGACATAGCTATTCACTCCTTCTTGATATGCGGCATCCAACTCCGTGGTGGAGATCATTTCAGGTTCTGGTTTCGGCTCCGGTTTAGGGGGTGCGGAGAAGGTCTCTGTCTCAGGGTCATAAATCCAATTCTGCTGGACCTCTGTCCCGTCCTCCACATGGATGAGAGAGGTTACAAATTCGGCGGCGTACCGCGCCTCAATCGGGATACCGGGGAAATTTTCATCCTCTTCTGGAATAACTTCTGTTGCGATATTATTTTTAATGTAGATATACATGCACTACCTCCTCACCAGAATACAATCACGCAGCCTCCTGCTCCGCCTCCACCGGCAAATCCAGTATATGAAGAGTAACTTTTATAGGCGTCGCTACCTTTTCGGTTATTATATCCGCCCATTCCTCCTCCAATTCCATCTGAATAGCCTCCAGTGCCGCCGTTCGAAGTGGTCCCAGCTGTTCCCGCTATATCTACACCACCGCTTTTATAAACATGTACCCCTCCACCACCGCCACCTCCAACAGAAACAGCAACTGCGGAATCGGTCAGTATCGCACTGCCAAATTTGATTTCCCCCGGTTTGCCATCGTTTATCGAACTGCTACCACCACCGCCGCCAGCACCATATCCATTTCCTCCATAAATTACAGAGTCTGTGTCGCTAAAAGTGGTCCCATTACCTCCTCCGGCGAACATTCCATTAAATTCTTCATTTCCACGGGAATCCGATATGCCATAAGCAGGCAAAATAAAACCGCCGTTACCAGGCGAATATATTTCCGATGAACTACTTCCGCCCGCAGCTGTCAAAAAGGATCCAAACGAAGAAGTTGCACCGTTACCACCTGCGGAAGAATCCATCGCAGTACCACCTTGTCCTCCGCCTACAATTACAAGATTTACGGTGTCTCCTGCCCGCAAGGAATAATCCGATGGTTTGAACGTGCCACTCTTTGTAAAAATCACCATTCCCATTACATTTTCCCCCAATACATCATTCGTTCGAAAGTAGATAAGCCAAACGACCGCCGCCGTGCTTCCAAGTTATTGGTAGCGATTACTACGTTGTCATATAACGAATGAAACGCATCTTTCGGCTCACCGTTCTCCGGATCAATCCCCAAGGTATCACACAGGGAATCCGGCAGCACATTGCCCTTGGTGTATGTGCTGCCCTCCTGTGTGGCGCTGTCCGCATAGGACAGGACCCCCTCTACAACCTGGCCGTTGTCCTGGGTGATCCGCACCCGGTTCTCTTTCCCGGGCGCCGGCACTCTGTCACGCATGGTTGAACACACCTCCTGCAATCATAAATAACGTGTTGGCTTGCCGGGGGAGAAAGGCAGCCTGCATGGCCTCCAACACGTCCTCTAATGTGTACAATATCTCCTCTATGGCGTTGGCCTCCTGGTAGGTTAAACCCTCCATATCTTCCGGGGTGTCTGGAGCAACGTAGGGGAGACGGTCCCGCAAGGCGGCAATATTGGCCAGGTATTGCGCCATCTGTGCGGGCGATGGTATGTCTCCCTCTTGCCAGTCTGTCACCGGCATGGTGTTGACGTGGTACCCCAGGGACCCCAATCGCGCTGTGAGGTACGCCACAGCGGCCCCGACACGGTTTAGGTCCGTGTCGTTGTAGGCCCCTTTCATCCCGGCCAGGAAGGCAGCCTGCTCCTCCGCTGTGGCGGTCCTGTCTACCAGCTTAGCAGTCACGGCCTTGAGCTGCGCCACGTCGGCGGCGGTCCGGTCAAAAATGAGCTTATCTAATTGCTGCGGCATCGCATGTCAGCCCCCCATCATAGCTGTAATTGAGCTGTGTTACCACAGCCTCGCCGTTGACGCCGTACACGTCGTTGATCTGCACGGTGTCAAGCAAATCTACGGCGGGGTTGCCCCGCACGGTGGCCTCATAGGACACCCGACGCTGCACCCAACCGAGTATCCATGCAGCCACTTGGTTGCCCATGGCAGCGGTTACGCAGGGATTGGACACCTCGTACATCCTCTCCATGTCACCCGTGGCTATATTTTTTGCGTAGTACACCAAATCCTCCCCCGCTGCGTCCACGCTGGCTGTGAGCTTGACTGCGTTGTACATCTGACCCACCTTGACCTGGGCATCCCCGTGCTGCACATCCCGAGACCACTCGTCTACCTGATCCGCCAGGACCGGGCGGAAGAAGTGCAGGGCGTTATTGCGGTCCACATAGCAGGTACACATGGCTGCCTGAGCGCACAGCCGCAAGCTCTCGCGGATACTGGTCCCCTGTGGGACGGTGTTTGCAATCTCCACGGCTGCCAAACCATCCTCATACACAGCTGTAAACTCCGCTGACGCAGCGGCAAGCAACGCCGCGACAGCCTGTTGGAGCGTCCAGGTGCCGGTGCCAGCTCCGGTGTACTCAACATTATCAAGGGCATATAACCAATCATTAAAAGTGATAGACGCGGTGAGACCACCGTCCTCGCTTTCCGCGTTTGTAAAATAGGCCTGTCCCATATGTACGTCTTGTCCATTTACTGTTAGTGTCCACTGCATATACTGTCCGTCCTGTAGATAGGCATATAACCCGGACGGATTCACCATGTTGTACAGTTGGTCTGAGTTGTCGATCGTGGCATCCACCTCGGCGGAGGGCAGACTTTCCGCCCAGGGGGAAACAGACTGCCGGACCTCCACGCCGGATATACTGCCAACGTCATAGTCATATTTAATGCCAAAGCGGATTCCGCACACTCGGACGCGCCGGTGCGGTATGCTGGAGCTATTGAAGGTGAAGCGCACCCGCCGGTAGTTCTGCGTCGGCAGACTGACAACATGGAAATAGCTGTCCGGCTCTGTCGTCACCGTCCCGATCTGGTCCCCACTCTCGTCCCAGACCGTGGTGACCACCTGGGCAGGGTGGTTGTCCGGCTGGGTGTTGTCAAAAAGCAAGGTGAACCCAAAACTATCCTGGTTGGACGGGAAGGAGAACTCCAGCCACGGCGGGGAGGCATAGGACCCGTCATCCCCTGATATGGCATCGCTGTTCCAGCCTGTCTGTACGCTGGACACCGGGGACGGATAGATCGCCTTAGACCCATCCAGGACCCACATATTCTTCTCCAGGGACGTGTAGTCCCCGCTCATCTCCTCCACCGCATCCACGGACTGCTTGATCTGGGACACAGAAGAATTCCCGGAAGCATTCGGCGTCGCCAGAGCCGCCGCGTCCGGTGCCACCACGCCAAAGGTAAACGACAGCTCCACGCGCCGGGTGTCGGTGTAGGGCGCGTAGGTATCGGGCATTGTGACCACTCATACCACCTCCTGGGCTGTGGCGGTGAGCTCCACGTTGTACCACATGGGCACGCTGTCCACAAACTTGAAAATCTTTTGGCTGCCGATCTCCACGGCAAAGGTGCCCGCTGCCGTGGCCCCGGTGGCGTCGGGATACTCGATCTGCACGAAGGAACCGCCCCGCACCAAGGGCACAAGCTGGGTCAGGAGACCGGCGGGGACCCACTCCCAGGAGGCGGTGAGTTCCACCCGCCAGCCCAACACGTCCCGGACCGTTTTGCCGGACGCCATGACAGCCTCTTTGCTCTCGTAGTATCCGCCCACTTCCAGGGTTTTGGTCCGGGGCATTGCGATGCCGCCGATGACAATATGGTCCATATCAATCCCCCCTTTGACGTCCCACTTGCTTGAGGGGATCATACACAACCTCCGCGATCTGCTTGCCGTTGAGCTGCACGGGAATCACGATGGTCTGCGCCGTTCCGGCCCCGGCCACAGCGAGACCGGCGTTGCCATTGACCACCCCCGCCGCAGCGTCCAGCAGGTCGCCCCGTGTCACAGACTGGAAGGGTGTGAGGATGGTATCCGCCATCCTGTGGCTCACGCGGGCCATGGTGTCCAGAAAGCCCACCTCAATGCCCTGGGCCAGCGGCTTTCCCACCAGGTTTTCCGTCACCCGAGATGGGCTGTTGATGTCGGCGGCGGCCCGCATGGCGGCAATGGCCTGGGACACAATGGAGGCAGCGGCAGACCACAGGGCCCCGCTCCTGGAATACATCCCATCAATCATGCCCTGAATCCCCTGCACGCCGATGGACCGCATTTCATCCTTGACATCGCCCAGTTCCTGGGGGATTTTGTCCACAAATTCCTTGCCCAAGGCGTCCATTTCATCCTGGTAAAACGTCTGGGCAATGGCCTGGGCCTCCTGCTGTTTCCGCTGCCAGAGGGCCATATACTCGGTGTACTGGTCGTCGGTCATGGCCAAGAGCTTTTCCGTGTAGGCTGTGGCGTCTTCCACGTTCATCCCCACAATCTCATCCAGCAGGCTGTCCGACACCCCCCGGGCCTTGAGGGCTTCCAGGGCCTCGCCATAGCGTTCGATCCCGTTGATCTGTGCCTCCAGGTCGCTCAACTCAAGGAAGGACCCCGTTTCTGTTTTCACAGTTTCGAACAGGTTTCCGTAGTCTTGCAGTTTCTTGGCCATGCTATCCTGGGATTTCTCGATGTCTGCGAGTGCCTTTTCGTACTCACTGCGGAATTCCTTTACGGCGGTGAGCTGGGCGTTGAGGGATTCCTTCGTGGCCTCATCCAGGCCGGTAGCCTCTAAACGCTTCGTAAGCTCTTCTTCTTTGGCAACGAGCTTGTTGTTTAGTTCGTTGCCAATGTCCACAACCTCTGGGATAATGTCCCTTGTTGCCTTGTAAACGTCTTTCGCGTAATCCTCCACGCCAACGGCAATACCTTCCGCAATCCAACGGCCAACCTCATCCCGGAATAGCCGGGAGGGAGAGTGCGCGTCCGCAGCGGCATTGGCTTCGGCCTTGGCCTGTGCAATCACACGCCGCACCGCGTTATACACCACAGAAGAATTGCTGGTGATCCCCGACGCGATACCCGACGCAATGTTCCGTCCCACTCCGGGGAAGTCCGAGACCTGTACATTGGCGTCAGCAGAGCGTTTGGCGTTGGTGATTTGGGAGCGAATGGTGTCGTACAGCTTGCTCATATTGGCCTTATAGCCTGCATCCGTGTTATCGGTTATCATCTGACCGGACCCTTGGAAATTCGAGCTGCCAATAGAACCGTCAAGCGCGGATTTTCCAGCTGGCGCGAGATCAGAAATCGACGTGATAAAGTCAGGTTTAGACGAATCTGCGCCCGATTTCGCGTTGCCTACTATTGTCTGGCCGCTTTCTTGGAAGTTGGCATTGTCCACGGCAGTGTCCATAGACGCCTTGGATTGATATACCATGTCGGCAGATGCAGCGTTGGCTTCTGGAGTGCTCTGTTCAACACCGGTTTTGTAACCAGTTGTCGCTTTTTGTCCTGTGGTAACCCCCGCGGCATTTACTTGGCCAGAGTTAGAGAGGATGCCATTGGCCAGCAAAACGTCGTAGGCATTGCCAATATCAGACACCTCGATACCTGGATACAGCTCCTGCAATAATTGGAGGTATAGTTCCTGCGCTGCGCCGTTGAGCTGGTAACCACCAAGGTTCATGCCCTCGCCGACTGCCGTAGGAATTTGTACGCCGCCCTCTCTGGCCTCGTTGACCTGGGTATCCAGCGCGGTTCGTTGCTGCTGTAGCAGGCTAAGCCAGCCCTGTTGTTCCATCGCACTCATCTGTGCCCAGTGCTCCGCCACATACATAATCATGGACTGGTAATCCGCCTGCATCTCGGCCACGGCTTTTTCCAGTGCCTGCTGATTTGTCCCCGTAGCCTGCACAACACTTGTGGAGGACCGAGCAATGGCTTCATTCAACGCGGTCATGTCTCCTGTGGCTGCGTTTGCAACGCCCTCATAAGATGCAATGGTGTTGTTATACTCCTGCCATGTACCGTTTGCTGTATTCAGGGTTTCCTCGGTCTGTGCCAGGTGTTCTTTGGCGGCTCTCAACTGCTCTCTGAGTTGGGCCATCTCCGTAGCAGACCGCCCGACATAGTTATTAGATTGTTCCTGTAAACGGTTTACATTTTCCAGCGCTACGTTATATTCCCGCTGCGCTTCGTTTCTCTCTTGGAAAGCCCGTAATTGGTTGGTCAGCGCTTCCTCATAAGCAGGCTGCAAGGCGTTCAAAGCGGCTTCCTGTTTTCGCTTGAAAATCAAGTCGTCAATAGCACCAGATACCTTGTAAATAGCGTTCTCCTCAGAACCGGAAGCCTCTACGGCTCCAGGGACTTGATTGTTGATGTAGTCCGCCAGGTGTTTTGCCCGTTGCTCATATCCTTCGGTCACTCTGCCGTTTGCATCTGTAATGGACTGCAATTCGGCGACATATTGCTCCACAAGCCCCATCTCAGACTGTACCTGAGACATCGACTGTGCTGAGGATTCTTGGAGGGTTTGGAACGATTCCGCACTGGCGTTGACCGCCTCGGCGGTCTCATCAAACCGTGCGCTTAACGCCTCGGTGGAGTTCATAAAATCTCCACTGTCCCTGGTCAGTGTCACGATAGCCGTCGACAATCCAGCCGCTGCGGCAATGACCAATGTGATTGGATTCGCGGCAGCGGCAATTAACCCCAAGCCGCTCGCCAACTCCGCTACCTTTTTGACAACGGTAGCCGCAGCCAGCACGCCGATGGCGGTAGCCAGGCCCGTGATGACGGGGATGGCCGCGCTTCCGCTCTCCGCCATGTCCACAAACCCGTTTACCATGTCCGCTGCAAAGTTTTTTACTTTGGATACAAGCGGGGACAGAGCTTCCCCTGCCCTGGCCAAAGCATCACTCAGATTAGCGGACGCCTCGTTGGTTTCCACCAGCGCTACGTTGTTCTCCCGCCATTGTTTGGCGGCCTGGGGCAGCCCTTGCCGGGAAAGTTCCTTCAGGACAAGATTTGCTCGTTCTGTTTCGCTGTTTGCGTCCTCAAGCGATTTATTGAAGTCGTCCTCGCTGGTCCCCGCCCAGTTTAGGACATCCGCGAAAGTGCCGGTTACCTTGCCCACGCGAATTGTCTCGTTGATGGCCTCCGCCAGGGAATCTATGGGGATGCTGTCGCCGTAGGTAGCCCACGCGCCAATGGTTCCGTCAATGAGTGTTGTCAAGTCTGCCTGCGATAGTCCCAGCGCCTGGAGATTGGAAAGGGCTGTGGCGCTTGACTGTTCATCCGCCAACACGCCGTACAGTTGCCGGTAGCTGCCCGCCGTTTCCTGGGCGGTATATCCGGCGTTCGCGCTGGCAACCTCCAAGCTGCCCATGATCCGACGGTATTCCGCGGTGGATTCAACCAGGCTGGATATGCCGCCGATCAGCGACTGCACCGCGCCGGATATTGCACCGCCGGCAAAGGCATCCCTTAGACTGTTTGCCCCAGCTTGGGCGTCGGTCCCCATATCATCAAGAGACTGCCCCGCCTTGTCCGCCGCGCTGTCCACGTCCCGCAGCTCGGCCTCCATACGGTTTAAGTCCGCTGTGGCGTTGTTGAGCTTGGCGCCCAAGTGGTTGACGGTGGAGGCCTGGCGGTTGAACGCCGCCTCGGCCTTCAGGGCCTCGGCAGAGTTCTCTCCAAAGGCGGCCTTGGCCTGGTCCAGCTCATTTCCCAGCTGGTCCAGTTTTGCCTTGGCCTTGTCGTACTGCTGGGACAGGATGCCGATTTTCTCCTTCGCCGCCTCCACAGAGCGGCCGAGAATATCTGTCTTCTTGGCGGTGCTGGCTTCGGCGCTGTCCATGCCCGCCATGGATGAAACGGCGGCTTTCATCTCGGCGTTTAGATTTTTAATCCGGCTCTCCACGCCTTTCAGCGCCGCGGTAAGATCGCGCTCGCCGGTGACGCCCAACCGGATTGATACGTCCGTTGCCATCGATTCACCTCCATCACCGGAATGTCAGCAGACGCATGAACGCCTGCGCTTCGTCTTCTTTTGTGGGTTTGTGTTCCGCCCCCTCGGTCTTGATCTGGTGGACCGCGATCAAGTCAAGCAGCACGGACAAGGGGAGGTCAAGGGCCTCCAGGCGGGTGAGCCCCACCTGGAGGCCGTACCATAGATACCAGGCCGGCGTTACCCTTCCGCCGGTCTGGCCTCGGCGTTTTTTCGGCTGCCCTTGCCGGGCTTGGCCTCCACCGTGGGCGTGGTCCCCGCCTTGACGGTCTCCGCCATGGCCCCGGTCATGGCCTCATAGTCGTCCGGCCCCATGCAGTCCATAATCGCATCCAATGTGAGCGAGCCGGGATTGTCCAGCCCCTCCAGTTTGGCATAGCGGTCGCCTGCGTCGATCATCTGGGCCAGGAGCCAAAAGAGATCCCCCAGCTTCCGGCCCTGCATGATGCGGGCAAGCTCCTGGTCGGCGTCCCCGCCCCGCTCCTCCAGGGCCACCAGGACGCGGGTGGACAGACAGGTGATATAGTCTTTTCCGCCGATGGTAATCTTTCCGGTCCGCATTTACTCGCCCTCCTTTGCGGCCACGGTGCCCTTTCCGGCTGCCACCGCCTGATTTGCGGCATTGGCCTCTACCACGCCGATCTCCTGCCCGGTGGCGGCGGCGATTTCGTCCGTGCCGTTCCAACTGGTCCAGCCGCTGGAGACATCCTCCCCGTATGCGGCAGGCAGTGTGACGGTTGCGCCGGTTTTATATCCATAGTGGTTTCCGCCTGTGACCGGAGGCGTCACAGTCAGCTTTGTCTTGCCTGCAACAGACCCTGCGACGCTGGAAACCGTCAGTGCGCCCAGGGTCGGCTTAGGGTTTGTGATGTTCAGCGCCTTTTTAATCGCTGCCTCCGCGTCCGCCTCGGTGTCCATGGGGGTGGACTGCATCTGCCACTTGTGCTTCGTGCTGTCATCCCGCATGACGGTGGCGGTGAGTTCCTTGGTCTGCCATTCGATGGTCTCTCCCTGGGTCACCGCGTTGATCCCGGGGTTGGCAAACTGAATCTTGGTCAGCACCACGGCAATCCACTTGGTCACCCCGGACTGCTTGGCCTTGATGATGCCGCCAAACCCCACGTAGGGGATGGCCTGGTCATCGTTGTAGACAATCCATTTGGGGGTGGCGGTAGAGGCCTCCTCCAAGGTCATCTCCTCCTCCACCAGGCCCAGAATCGCCAGCATGGGCTCGGGCAGCAGGTCATCCGTGGAGATGGTCAGGGTGCCCCCGGCAAACTGGTTGTCACTCTCGGCGGGGCCGTTGTCGGCGTAGAGGATATTGGCGTCCGCCCCCTCCAGCTCCAGGGACATCTCTGTGGCCTTGCCGATGAGGCCGCCCCCGGAGTAGGTCACGGTGCCGCCGCTCTCCTGATACAGGGCATAATAGGGTTTACTCAAACCAATCGTTGCCATACTTGATCATCCTTTCGTCAGTTTATCAATCTCGTCTTCTATCTCTGAGAGCACTTTCTGTCTCGCTGCGTACCGTGCGCTTCGGATCGCCCGCTCGAAGAACGGCTGTCTGCTGGAAAATGACGTGCCGCTGTTGAACACCCGGGCAATCATCCGGTTGGCTTGCCCCAGCTCGTTGTAGCCATCAAAGCCCACGCCGCCCGCAATCGTTCCGCCTGCTTCCTCAATCTTGAAGGTGGTAAGCCCGGCCCGGAGGCCCGCCTTTTGCGTCTCTCGTCTGCGGCGCTCCCAGTCGCTGGGGCCGCCGGTCTTGATCGTGTCGATGTTGGCGCGGACCGCGTCAGCCAATATCCCCGCGCCGTCGTAGATCGCGCGCTTTATAACCCCCTCTGACTTGTCGGTCAGCCGGTTGAGGACAAACACGGTATCATCCAGACCCTTAAGCTGTATCCTTGGCAATCAAACCACCTCCGCGTACCACTCATAGTGGTATAGTCCCGTCTCTGTCTCGTACTGCGTGGAGTTGAGATACCAGCTTGCGCCAATCCCCTCCATGGCCCGCGGGACAGACTGGGCAAGCGGGTCTGCGGCCTGCTTGGTGAACAAGTCCACAATCACCACGGCAGCGGTCTCGACGTGGATGTTCCCGGCGCTCAGGTCGTTCCCCCCGTCTACCTGCCACACGAGATAGGGCGGAGCGGTGCCGGGAGCAGCCGTGAAGTTGTACACGTTGCGCGTGAGGGCAAGCAGGGCCTGTTTAAGTGCTTCCATCCAACGCTCCCGTCCTTTCCAACGTGATGTCTGTGGCAGATAGTCCGTCGCTGTCCATGACGTGCTGCACCTGGAGGACCTTATACACCCCGGCATCCTTGTGATCCACAGGGGACAGGGTGATCCTGTCGGTGTCGGGGGCTATGCCGTAGTAACGGGGCACACGGACCACCGCGTCCGCCTGGGCAGCGTGCTCCATGGCGGTATAGTATCTCTGCACGCCAACTGTGCGGGCCTCGTAATAGCTCTCCCACACCGTGGACAGCTCCATCACCGGCGCTTCCCCAGGCGGGGCCGTATTGACCCCGCGCTGGAGAATCAGCGTGCCGCTGTCATACACCCGGACCACCCCCAGACTGCGCCTTTTGGTGAAAAAGCCGGTTGTTGAGGGCCCACCGCAACATCCGTGGCATGGCCTCTTGGGTGGCTCGTTTGCGCACCAGATAGGCGGCGTACATCTCCACCAACTGCAAGTCCTCCACGCTGTCATTGAGGGAGATGCCCTCCCTTTCCATGAAGGACTGGGCGGCGCGGATCACCTGGGTGAGATAGGCCAGCCGCTGCTCAGAGGGGTGCAGCTCGCCCAAATCCACCTGGAGCAAGGACAGAACAGTGGAGACCTCCATGGGTTAATCCCCCGCCGCGCCGGTGAAGGTCACCGTGTACACCCGGACAGCGTTGCCCTGGGTGACCGTGGCGGTCACGGTGTTGGAGGCACTTGCCGTGAATTTCCCCGTTCCGCCGTTTCTCAGGTTCTCACCGTTGACCGCAATGGCAATCTGGGCGTCAGGCTGGGAGGAAGTGGCCTCAATTTTCCCTGCGTTCTTTGCTGCGGTACCGCCGGTGTAGGTGTACTGGTCGGCGGCAAAGGCAGGGCTGAGCGTCACGCCTTCCACGCTCAGTGCGGTCAGCTGGGCATCGTTGGCGGTGTCTGCTGCGAAGTCCATGGCGGTGGTCACGGCCTTGTTCTCAATGTTGATGGCCACAAAGGCCTTGGGGATAATGGGCTGACCATCCGCTCTCTGCTTCGCGCGGAAGACAGTGTTGTCCTGGATAAACTGCACCTCGGTGGAGCTGTCGATGGTCATGCCGGAACGCTGAGACAGCAGATACAGGTCGCCGTAGCCACCGATGATATCTCCGTCAGGAATAAACTCAAGAATATCAATGTCCCCGTTCACGACCGGAAGCGTACCAAACAGGTTGGCAACGATGTCACCGGTGGCCGTAAAGGTGATGAGCTTGGATTTGAGCTTGGAATAGGTCTTGCTGTTCATGGCCCAGAACAGATTGCCGCGATTGTAGCGGGTGTAGGTGGCACCCGTGGCCTCCATCAGCGCAGCCCAGAACGCAGCCCCGGTCGCGGCGGCATCGGTGATCTTGATCACGTTGGAGGTGTGCAGGTCCTCCCAAGCGGGAGCGTTTGCGGGGTAGTCCCCGGGCTTGCTCTGCTGCGCCAGTCGGGTGACAATGCCCAGGGGCATCTTGGACGCGCTGCCCTTGCCGTACAGAATGGCCTTGTCCATGGCCAGGCCGATGGCCTCAGACAGCATTTCCACGATCCAGGAGGCCAGGTTGATGTCGTTGTCCTCCAGCAGGGCGTTGCAGACGGGGACAAAGCCAGCCACCTTATAGCCATCCACGGTAATCTGGTGGAAGGAGAAGGACAGCTCGTTGATCGCGCCGCACATCTCCGTCCACACGGCCTCGGGGACGGTGCCCGCGATGGTCTGCCGGGCCTCGCCGGTCACATTGCGGACGCGCACCCGGTTCAGGAGCTTGGAATAGCGGTACATGTTCTCGGCAATCAGCTCCAGGAAAACAAGGGGAATGGTCAGTTCCGCGCCGGTGATGCTGCGGCTCTGCCCCTTCATGGCGCGAAGCTGCCCCAGGAAGTCCGTCACCTCGGAGGAGGAAAGCATGGCGTCTCTGCGCTCCATGGGCAGGGCGTCAAAGGCCCGCTGGCTCATGGGCAGCGACCGGATGTTGATGGTAGGCATGGTAGCTACACCTCTCTTTTCAATGGTTTTGGATTTTGTTTCTTCGGCGGCAGGGGGCTTGGGAGCATTCCGCTCCAGCTCCTCCAGCTCGGCCTCCAGGGATGCAATGTCACCGCGCAGGGATTCCTTGGCGGTGTCGTGGGCGGACTTGTCCGCCTCAAATGCCTCGATCTCGGCGTTAACGGCGGCTTCCTGCTGGGCGTTGCCGGGTTCTACTTCGTTGATGGCGGTTTCCAGTTCGGCTTCCCGGGTCTGAAAACTCTCGTCCTTGCGCTCCAGGTCCGCCAACTCGGCACGCTTGGCGTCCAGAGAGCGCTTGAGCATCAAAACTTTCAGCATCTGGTTGTCTCCTTTCGGGTAAAAAATAAAAGCGTGACCAACTACCACACAGGTAGTCAGCCACGCTCGGCTCTTCCGCCTACAACGCTTAGAGGCGGGAATCGCTGTTTCGTTATACGGCTCCAATCAGGAGGAGGCGGGAGGTCTCCCGGTTTCCTTATCCGGCTTTCCAAAGTTGTTTTTAATTCGTATCCATCGCAGCCTCCCGGCGTTTGACCTCATAGATTTTTACGCCGTCCTTGACGGGAACGAGTTCCACCCGTTCCCCCTTGGAGAGGATGGTTTCTATGGCTTTTCTTGCTGTCTCACTGAGTACCATGCAATCGCTCCAACGCCTGGTGCTTCCACACCTCGGCCCGCTTCCGCTTGATCTCGTCCAGGTCCCGCTTCCGGGCGGATACCGTGGTATCCTGGTAGGCGGGGAAGGTACAGGGGGAAACTTCATACAGCGGGGAAATACGGGTCAGGGTCCAATGCACCGTCCCGTCGTCCCGGTAGTCCGTCTCCTGGGCGGCCACGTCAAAGCCAAAGGAACAGCCTGTGATATCGCCCCGGGCAATCCGCCGGTAGGCGTTCATGGCGTCCGTGTCCTCCCGGTTGATCTTCACCCGGCCCCACAGGCCGTGGGCATCCTGCCGCAGCTCCAACGTACCGGCGGAGGTCCGACCCAGAACCAGGTCCGTATTGTGGTTGAACAACGCGCGGACGTCATCCCCCACACTGTCGTCGAATGCCCCCGGCGCAATGCTCTCCGTGGCGCCGGGCCACAGCTCATACACCCCGTTAAATACGGCGAAGTATCCCTCAAGATAGAGCTCATCCCCCTCTTCCCGGGTGGTCATGTTCTCCATGGGAAGGTATCTATGCTCCACTCTGCTCACCTCCTTGTACCAACTTCCCCTGATCCCCCAAACGATCCGCAGGCAAATAGTTTTCCAGAGCCAACAGTTCCGCCATTTCCGGGTCCGGGGGAAGGTTCAGCCAGCCGCGCCACTCATTCCGGCGCAGGGCCATCCGGTCCACCATCTCCGATCCAGCGGAAACAAGCTCTGTCACGGAATAGCTGTACAAGCTCCAACTATTAAACCGAAAGAACAGGTCCGGGGCCTCCAACAGCTTTTTGGTCAGCTCCTGCTCGATCAGCCGGGCCAGGGGCATGATGGTCGTATTTACGAAATTATTCCAGGCGTCCCGGTTAAAGTCTCCCACCCCCAACACAAAGGGCGGAATGCCCAAAACAGCGGCGACCGTCCGCTTGTCCAGGGTTACCATGGCGTCCAAGGCCAGGTCCGACAGGGTCAGGGGCTTCACCTGTTCCACGGAGAATTGCTCGGCGGGGATCAGCCAGGGCTCCCCGGCCTCTCCGCTCATGGCGTAGGATTCCAACAGCTTTCTCCGTCCCTCTGGGCTGGAAAACTCCTCAATCATGCCATCTACCTTGACGATCAACGATGGTTTCCACTTGCTCTCCAGGAATCCTTTTTGCGTTGCGGACGCCTGTTTCAGATTATCCGCCACGGCGGCCAGGGACACGCGGTACCCTGTCCCGCGCCACGGGTAGAGACTGTCCGGGTTTAGCGCGAAGTGCAGGACCTTATCCGGCTTGTACGCCCGGCCCGATATAACAACCTTGTAGCCCCACCCATCAGGGATGAATGAGGCCAAAGCGGGCGGGATCGGGTTCAGGTCCCGGATGATACCGGCGCGGGTGTCAGGATAGACCACGGCGTTCCCATTGCCCTCCAGATACAGGGTGCGGACAATCCAGTGGACAAACCCCGCCCGTGTCGTATACCGATTCGGGGTTATGTCGATCTTCCGGGCCAGTTCATCCCGAACCCGGATGTCCCCGTCCTCCGTGTTGCGCATCAGGTGAATGGTCATCGAACCAACCAGCCGGGCAATGGTGTCCACACCGGCGGCAATCTCCGGATTGTGTGCCAGGCTGACATACCCTCTGCAGGCCAGGGTGTCAAACATTGCCGCATCACACAGCCATGCGGCGCTGCTGCGGGTTTTGATAGGCTCTGCTCTCGCTTTCTGCCGTATCTTTTTACTCAAAGGGCTGCCTCCTTTTTACTGTCCGATCCCCACCAGTCCCGGCCTCGTTTCTGCTTCTCCATGTTCTCTAAGTACCGTATACACGCAAACACAGAAGCGTCAAACAGGTCGATCCGGTGTTCCGGCTGCACCTTGTCATACTGAATCATATCATCTGTTTTCTCCACCGCGGAGACATTTTCCACACAGTATTCAAAGGCTTCACTGTGCAGGTAGAATAGTGCGCCGTTCTTGGCGCTTTGCTCAATGTAACGAAACCCCTCTGACTTCCGATAGTAGTATTGGGGCTGGTCGATGACCTGGAACCCCGCCGCTTTCATCCCCAGGAAATACTCCCGACAGAACTTCCGGTCATGGCCCACCTGCCTGATTTTGAAACCACGTTTTCTCATGTTCTCAAACCAAGCAACCACGTCAGAGTGGTTTACGGTCGGCGAGTTGCATAGCGTCAACCACCCGTCTTCCGCCCAGCCGAACAGGGGAATATTGTCTTGATCCGCCTTGAGGTGGGCCGCCACCACCGGGAAAAAGGCGTGGGTGATGATAATATCCGTCCCCTTGTAGTGGCCAAACAGGGCCGCCGCCGTTAGATCGTGGAGCTTGGACAGGTCCGCGCCCCCGTACCAGTCTATGGGCAGCTTGGCCAGTTGGTCCAGGGTCCAGTCATACCCCTGGTCGCTGCGGCGGAACTCCTCAATGTCGAAATAGGCCGCCATGGCGTTGGTGTAGACGTTCAGGCTCTTGGCAAAAAAGTCCTTGCGCTGCTGGGGGTCATTCTGTGCCTGGAGGCTGTCGTTCAGAATCTCCTCCGGGCGGATGCTCACCCCATAGGCCGGGTTGGCCATCTCGTGGATGCTCGGGTCCGTAAAATCTACCGACCCGTCCTTCACCCCTTCCGGAGCGCAGCACATGAAAATAAAATACTGCTCGTCCGTAACCGTCCCGTCCAGCACCTTCCGGCAGTATTTCAGCCGCTGTCCCAAAAACGCTTGCTCATTGTCCCCGGCTGTGGAGATGCCGATCAGCAATTTATTGGTATAGGCTTTCATGGCCTCCTTGAAAAGGTTGTACTGCTTAGGCTGCTTAAAGGCGTGAATCTCATCGCAGATGGCGATGTTCGCGTTCAGGGAATCCTGGCTGTCTGGGTTGGCGGCCAGGGCCCGGATATAAAGAGAGCCGTCTCCCAGGTCCGCCGACAAGCTGTGCTCGTTGTGGTTGTCGATGATCCGCACCGACCCACCGTCCTTGGCATCCTCTCCCATCCTGCGCACGTTGTATGCCAGGAAGTTATAGGATTCCATGGACTGCATGAGGGCCGCCGAAGCAATGTACATTTTGGAGCCCGAGCGGCGATACAGCAGAGACAGGGCCCAGGCCAGGGAAGCCGCGAAGGAAGTTTTAATATTCTTCCGGGGGATGTATATCAAGGCTTCATGGAATCTGACCCGCTCGGTCCCGGCGAGCTTAAATCCCACCAGATTATAAATGATGAATTTGTGGAAGGGCTCCAAGAGGAAAGGCTTCCCCCGCAGCGGCGTTCCATCCAGGCGTTCCCCCTGCTGGTGGCACAGGGTCTTTTCGATGACCCCAATGCAGAATTCCGGGGCCTTGTGGTCCATCCAGTAGTCCGGGTTGTCCAAGTCGTGGAAGAACCGTTCCACCGCCTGTTTCAGTTCGTCACAGGCAATCTTTCGGCCATCCCGGATGGACTGCGCGTACTCCAGGACCTCCGGCCAGTTTTTCGCCTTGGTCCTATTCAATGCTGGCAAGCACAGCGGCCAAACTGGGCCGCTTCTCCTTTTGCATGACGTCTCCGGTCATTTTCCGGTAGCTGCTGGGAGTCATGCCAAGTTCCCGCCAGTACGCGAGGGCGGACTTGTTCAGATCATCCCACAGCACAAGCAAGGGGTTCTTGACCGTGTTGGTGGACCCGCCCTGGTTGGTATGCGCAATCACCGAACGGGCCCCGTCCAGTTCAAACTCCTCCCTGGTACAGTCCCGCTGCGCCAGGATGGCGGCCAGGGCCTCAATCACCGCCTCATAGGTGTCAATATCGGTCCCCATTGCCGTTAATTGTTTGATAATTCGATTTTTCCACTTTGTTTTGGTCATTTTATACCCCTTAAAGATGGAATTTCACGCAGAATGGGAAAAGCCGCACAAGGGCACCGACGGTCCCATGACAGAGCGCGGAGAGAGGTGGGGGGGATCAAATAATTCCCCGCCGTTCCCCGGGAATCCGGGTTCTCCGCATGAGCGCCATCCCTTTCTCTGTCAGCGCCCCGGTTGTTCTGTCATGCAGCGCGTTGTGCTCGGCTCTGCTCAATGCAATCAGATTCCACGGGCAATATGCGTATTCCGGGTACTCATCCACTGGATAAATGTGATGAACCACCTCTGCCGGGACCTGCTTTCCATATCGCTTGGACACCTGACACCGGTATCCATCCCGGCGCAGGATTCCTGCGGCCAAATGTTTCCACTTGTGCATGCTGTAAGAAAACACAATATTTTTCCTCCAGTTTCATCAAAAAACGCTTGACTTTTATGCGCATAATGCGTATAATATATTTGTAAGGAGGACAGGACATGAGACCGCGAGACGTTGAAAAAATGATCGCAGCGGACGGCTGGGTCTACAAAACCACAAAGGGAAGCCACAAGCACTTTGTCCACCCCACAAAACCTGGAAAGGTTACCATCCCCCAGCATGCCGGCGACACCATTGACGCAACCTTACTGAAAAAAATCCTCAAGCAGGCGGGGCTGAAATAAGCCCCGCCGGAAAGGAGTTCTTATTCTTATGATGAAATTGGTCTATCCCGCTTGCTTCTACCAAGACCCGGAGACAGGAAACTACACGGTAGAGGTCCCCGATCTTCCGGGCTGTGTATCCGGTGGCCCCACATTGGCCGATGCCATTCTCATGGCGGAAGACGCTGCCAGCGGTTGGGTGCTGGATGAACTGGAAGAAGGGAACCCGGTTCCCCCTGCCAGCGTCATGGGCACCGTCACACCGGACGCCGGTGGATTCGTCAGTCTGCTTACTCTGGATATGGATGCCTATGCGGAAAAGTACGGGAGCAAATCGGTACGAAAAAATCTGACGATCCCCGCTTGGCTCAACACATTTGCAGAAAAGCATCATATCAACTTTTCGCAGGTTCTCACCGATGCCCTCACGACAATCTATCAGCAGCGAAACTAAATCTTCAGAACACCGCCCCGCATAGGGCGGTGTTTTTTGCCTGCTCCTGTCTCCTGCAATTGCAGTTCTCCATAGAAGAAAAAAATAAGCGGGATTCTCCTCTTTTTTCTCATAAACCCTTGACATATACACGTACGTGTATTATAATTAAGTCATAGAAAGGAGGGAAACAGATGGGGAAACCCAAAAAGAAAAAGCCCCAAAGTAAGATAGACATTTTCAAGACAGTTGTTGAGATACTTGCCGGCATCGCTAACATTGTCTTAGTAGTCTACACAATACTCAAGGGCTAAGGGACTGGGGAGGGAAAACCTCCCCAACCCCTACTATTATACCCCATCGCATTGTTTATGAGCAAGATAAAGTTGTCAAATTCCGTGATTTATCTTCTGTTTTTTGCAAATTGTGTTTATGCAGTTGGAAACGGAACGAGTTGGCTATTTTATGTCTCCGCTGCACTAACTGGTATTGTCTTTTTTCTGGATGTATGGGAGGTGATACGCCATGTCAGAAAGTAAATACAAGGCGCAGCAGAAGTATAATCGCAAAAACTACGTCCGTTTTCCATTGGATCTCAAACCGGATGTTTTGGAAGCATTTAGAACAGCATGTAAAGCCAATGGAACCACGCCAACCACTGAGATTAAGCGATTTATCTTGAAGTATATTGAAGAAGCCTCAAAGGAGCCGGAGGATTAATCCTCCTGGCTCTTTTTCAAAGCCGGCATTTCGCCGGGCTTGGCCAGTCTCATATTTTTTCACCCTCATGCTTTTTCAGCGCCTTCGCAGTATCGCTGCATCCCAATGCCGTTGGCACATTTTTCCCGACAAATCAGGACACTCTATTTACTTCTACAGTCCAAATCTTCTGTGCCGCCCCCGTCTCCTGCAACCGCGGGGCGGCAGATATACCCCTTGCGGGGTATGTTGCGGGTTGTGTCAGGCTTTCCGCGGGCCTGTTTGTACTTCCGCACGCACCTTCTCTGAAATGGTCTGCGTCTCCAACCGCAGGTTTCAGTGAAATGGCGAATGGTACGTGCTTCGGTTCACTTTGCGGCCGCAAAGCAATTTGCCGATTCGATAGAAGCACAATCTCCTTCCATCAAATTTCCCCAGCTGGGAATGGTCACCCGTTTTGGAGTTGCACCAAAATCCGCTCTGGCCGGGTGATAGGGAGGCGAGAACAAGGCTCGCGCTCCCAAAGAAAAAGGAGGTACGCCCGATATTGAGACCGCCTCGGAGCAGGGCGAAGGAGGAAGAAAATCTTCTGTTTTATACATAGCGGCAAAGAAAATAAATTTTCTTTGCCTGCGTATGTATAAAACCATTTCCTGTCTAAATTATATCGCAGCCCTCCATTTCGGTCAAATTGTTAGACGATCTTAACACTTTGTTTACAATTTTAATTTTGTCTCTGTGTACGTAATTCCAACCGCATACGCCGCCCATACATCGGCAGAGAACCCATAGAACCAATCTGGGTTCTTTTTGGTCCCCTTCCCGTTTTTTAGATCATGGGTTGCAAATCGGTCAATCAGTGCGCGGCGGATATTGGCATCCTTGGCCCTGCTGTCATGGCAGAGATAGAGTTTTTCATCCTGGCGGTATATGTAGTCCACTGGCTTCTGTGCTGCTTGCGTGAATCTCCCGACCCATTCGCAGGTTTCAAAAACATTGCGTCCAACCGGCATGCCATAGCTTGCCAAACGCTCAATCACCACAAGATCATACTTCTCCAACTGGAGCACCAAAAGGACCTCGGCATTTTCTGCTTTGGCAAACCGCAGCGGACGTAGACCCTCGCTGTCTATGAAGCAATATGCGCTCTGCTTGTCCCCTGGGTCAATCGCTAAGATTCTCATTCATTACCCTCATGCTGTCCGCCCTCCCCGTCGCGGATAGAGCCGATTCTTTTCAACATCAACCATCCAATATTTTCAATCGTGAGAGGTGTCCCAATTCCAGTTTCACCGCGTTCTCTGGCAAAGTAACCGCCATTTTCAAAGCCGACAACGTATATATGTTCCATTCCATTCTGGCTTTTAAGTAGGTCGTCACAGAAAATAGGTTCCTCTGATTCATAGTCTACCTGGCCGGTGTACTCGCAGACCGTGGAGGGATCTACCTCAACTTGCGTTCCTGCAATATCGTGAATATCACAAATCTCATGTACATCAAGGACGCCTACCGGCCCTATATAATACCCTTCCACCCATTCCCCATTATCCAGCCGCTTGGCTTTGAAAAGGATCTCTCTCATTCTGCACCTCCGATGATCTCGTCAAGGGTGACAGTCTCGTTGGGGCGAAGAGATGGAAACAAAGAGGGGTCGAGTGTTACAATGATAACTGTCCTGTTGAAAACTCTAACGCCGAAGCCGTACATCTCAATGCTTTCTGCCTCTGAGTATAACATCTTGATAGCCTTTGCTCTCTCCACCTCCTGCTCCGTCCAGCGGGGCTTGCGGATGATGTTTCCCGGATGATTTATAAGATTATTAAGACATTCCACGGTGGAGGTTCCCCAGCAGTTATTTGATATTCCAATCTGAAAGGTGCCATATTTATTGATTCGGAAGCGTCCAACTGTGTTTCCTCTGATTTCAAATGATTCTTCTGGTTCAACCCCAAGCACCTCGCAAATTCTCGGCTTGCCCATGCGAGCGCCATAAGAGCAATAGTCCGTTTCGGTAATTTCCATTCCGGACGATGGGCAAATCAGAAATCCCTTCTTGTTGATTTTTGCGTCCTGGTAATATTGGCAATCTTTACAGCGCACCACCTCCGCAACGTCGGCGGCGGGGATATCCATAAGCTCGAATACGCAATCCTCAAAAATCTGTACTGCTCTTTCGTCGTTTTCTTCTTCGCAATCGCGACGATAGTTTTCAAATTTCTTAACAGCTATCGCCCTCTCAATGTACTCCTTCATTCCTTTTCCCTCCGTAGTGCGGCCTCGGCTTCCTCGCGGGTCAGAAAGACGGTTTTTCCAATCACTTCATTCCAGTAGTAGGGAAAGCCACTACCCATTACCCATACTTTCCACCTCGGTCTTGGTGTAAATGGCTCCCATGTTGCGCTGCATACTATTTCCTCATAGACTTTTCCGTTAAAAACTCGGAAAATCTTTTGGCGCAGTTTCACGGGAGGGATGCCACACAGCCCCTCCCTGTCCGCCTGGGCCAGTTCGCGGAGGCGGTCAGGCGTAACGCCCAGAAGCTGGCCTGTCAGTTTTAGCAGTGCGTCCTCGGTGAATGCTCTCTTAAAGTCCTCCGGCTCCATCCCCGTGTTCTCGTAGGCGGCAAGGCGGTCAACATCATCCCCACGGAACTTTTCTGGTACTCCGCAATCACCATAAATGGCATCGCCTACAAGATAATAGCCCAATTCGTCTCTCTGCGTTGCTCGTTCCATGTTATTTCTCCTTCTGATCACGCGGCTTCTGAATATTCCACCTTGCTGTGCCGCCGGGATATTTTGACGGGATAACCATGATTCCGTTCTCTCTCGTGATTTCCTTCATCCGCTCCAACTCGGTATTTTGCTCTTTCAGCAACGTGTCCCGCCGTTCCAATTCTGCGGTCTGCTGGGCAATCAGTTTTGATTTTTGTTCCAGCTCGGCCCGCAGCTTCTCGTTTTCGGCCTCTAAGCGGTCCGCCCGCTGGTTCTCCTTGTTCCATAGGTCTTGCCCGCTTTCACCCAGCAGAGATTTCAGTCTCTTATTTTCGGCCCAGAGCGTGGAGAGGGCGGTGTCGGCGTCATCCAACAGGCCAAATACGCCGCATTCAAACGGGGTACAATCATAATCCCTTTCAAAATCTTTTGCTTTCAGGCGCTCAATCAGCTTTTCGTAGTCCATCAGGTTTCCTCCTCTCCCTCCGGCGGGCGGCGGTCAGGCGGCGCGGGAAGGTGCATCCAGTATACCGGCATATCGTCGCAATCAGTGTAAAATCCGTCATCTGTATAAGCACACCAAAATGTGACGTGCTCATCTACATCATGCCACCAACCAACCGCCATGTTCCCGCTCTTAAAGAGCATGAGCACATCCTGCTTCTTTTCTGGCAGTCTTTCCTCCACGCTCACCCACTCGTTCGGCGGGGTGAGGGTGGGCATACCCAAAACAAGATCCTCTGCCCGCTCCCTGTCCTGTTCGCTGTCCCAGCTACACACTTGGATTTCAGCCATCAGCTCACTGGCATCAATCGCCCTTTCCATATTTCAGCGCCTCCTCTGTCGCAATCATCTCGATTACCGGAACAACTTCAAAGTCTCTGTCCCACGAAGAACATCCGCTTCTGGCTTGCGCTTCGGAGCGATATGTCTTGACAGAAACATCTTTCACTTCAGTGGTCGGGCGGAAACTGAAATGTTTGGAAAGCCCACACCAAACCTCAGTTCGGTTCCGTCGCATAACTACATACCGTTTGCGCTCAATCCGCATCTTTCAGCGCCTCCAATCTCTTGCACACAGCCCGCTCACAGTCGGACAATAGTAACCTCTCGAATAGCCACCACGGCGTAATGGTCAGAAGAATAATCCACGCTATGTCACTCAGTAATCTCATGCGGCGCCTCCATCCTCTTCATCACCATCTCCACGGCCTCGTCCGTCATGGGAGCGCCGCAGTACCCACAAAAATTTAAGAAGTTATCCGGGCTTTGCTTTCCGCACTTTGAGCAGTAAAGGTCGTCATACTCACACCGCTCGTCAACCGTGACCTCGTGCTGTTCGCCCATGTCGTCAATGCCTTTGACGCGATGAAAGCCTCCACGGTGCTTATGACGCTTTACCCACTCACCTCTCCACACCTTCTCCACCCGCTCCCGGCTGACGGGGCGGAGGGCGGAAATAGCTATATCAATCGCTTCGTCCAACCGTCTTCTGTCCCACCAAAGCCCGTTTTTCAAGGTATCAATCGCTTCTTCCCGTGTCATGACTGGGCCTCCCCTTTCGTACTGATTTCCCCGCCGCATGCCATATACCCCGCGCCATCAATCCAGCTATCAATGTGCTCCGGGTTTGCAGATGCCCGGGCAATCTTGAGCAAGGCCATCATGGCCGCCACATCCTCCGGCTCTAACTGCACATGGACCCCAGCGGCAACACACTTCGCACTGAGGTAGGTGTGCCAAAATTCCGCAATCAAACGGAAGCTATTTTCTGGAATTCCATAATCCTGCTCCCGATCTCCACACACGCACTTCTCCGCAGCGGCGAGAATTTCTTTCCTTGTCATGGGGTTTCCTCCTTCTTCTTCGCTGGCTTTCCATACCGCTTAGCGATATAGCACTTTCTGCTGCAATAAATTTCGTTTTTAGCGATCGCAAGGAATTTCGTCTTGCACACCGGGCAAGTTTTGATCTCTCTTCTTTTTCCCTTCAACTCGCTTTCCTCCGTGCAAATATGCTACCCGCTTATCAATGCAAGCCTGGCATAATTTCTTCCCTGGCACAACATCTGGAGATTTGCAGAAAAAACAGGTTTCTCCACTCAGCGCCATTTCCCAAGTCCTTTGACCCTCTTGATTTCGTTTTTCTCGCGCACGGTTCCTATGCTTTATGCGACACCGCTCACAGAGGGAATGCCCGTCATTAGGTTTTTTCTTGTAGCAATTCGGGCAAATGTTTTCTTCGACCATTTTTGCATACCGCTTTCGGCTTTCTTCCCTCATTTTTTCTGCGTATTCTGGTTTGCTTCTTTTGTTTTCGCTCCAACGCCTTGACTTTTGATTGCAATATTCACACATCGCTCTCCCAGCCATTGTGTAGGCGTCTTCTCTTCCGCAGATAGTGCATAGGCCGCTCTCCCGTCTGACCTTTCTACGCCGCCTTTCAAATTCTCTATCTGCTTCTGTATGCGTTCCCATATTCAATCACCACCAGACAATTCCTGATAGATCCGGCTGGCCACCACATCCCGGCTGCCCTGGTACTTTCCGTGATACTGGCTTAAAATCTCGCCGGTGGTGGTCTGGTAGTAAATCTGGCAAATCTCCATGCCGGGGTACACCCGCACCGGCTGCACGCAGGTCAGTTCCAGGGTCCAGTTCCCAGAAAAGCCCACATCTCCAAACCCGGCGGTCACGTGGACAAAGATGCCCAGGCGCCCAATGGAGGACCGGCCCACCAGCATGGGGACCAGGTTGTGGGTCTCGGTATATTCCATGGTTTTAGCCAGGTAGAGCCGCCCAGGGTGCAGCACCAGGCCCTCCTCTGGGATCATCAGCCGCCCCGTCCGGTTGTCCTGCTTCGGGTCCAGGACAGCCTCCTTATAGGCCACTAGCTCGGGGGACAGCCGCAGGTTGTAGCTGTTTGGTCCCAATCGTGTCTCATCCCAATCGCTGATGATGATGTTGCCCGCCTCCCGTTGGAGTTTGATTTCATTGCCGGTTAGAATCATGTTGTCTCCTCCAGTTTTATCTGTTCTGGTTTGAATGCGCTGTCTTTGATGTCCACATAACGTACGGTCCCGTATTTCTCCAGGTCACAGGCAATCTCCTCCCGCGTCCCTTCGGGATTTTCAACGCTGGACGGAATGGGCCGCAGTTTCACAGTGATCTCCCACATGGCTCAAAGCTCCAACAGGCGGCAGAGGGTTCCCTCTACCCGGGCCATGGCATGCCGTGAGAGATAGTCCTTTCTGCGCTGCAAGCTGCGCTCCGGCAGCGATTTGACGTGCTCCAGAACCGCCACATAGGTTTGGCCTTGGACACTCTCCACGGCGATATGGGACGCCGCCGCGTAGCGTTCCCGGGACACCAAGGGCGCCGCCACCACGCACCCGGTTTCCCGGTTGTTCTCGGCGGAAGAGAGGATCAGAACCGGTCTGCCGTAGTCCTTCTTTCCGCCTCGGTATCGGTCGGTCAAGTAAATTTCGCCTTTGTGAATCATGCCTGCCTCCTTGCTGTGCGCCAGTTTCTTGCTCTGGAACAGTCAACGTAATATCCTCCTGCCATCTCAAACAGCCTTGAGCCGATGGCTTCATCGCCCCGGAGAATCGCCTCCAGCGTGTTCTCGCTGGAAAGGATGGTGGGCTTTTTGCTGATGTATCGCGCGTTAATCAGCTCGAATGCCAGGTGAACATCCGCCGGCCGAATTTCCCCCTTCCAGAAGTCATCCAGATAGAGTAGCGGCGTATTTTTCAAGGGTTCGGTTTCCTCCCGAAAATCGTCCCGATCATTTCCAACTGCCTTGGCCCTTCGCGCAAACTCCCGCCACGAAACATACAGGCCGGGTTTGCCGCCCTCAACGATGGCCCGGAAAATGGTGGTGCATAACGTCGTTTTCCCGCAGCCCGGGGTCCCGCAGATGATGAACCAGGAGGGATCTCCCGCCGCGATTTGCTGTACGTAGTCTTGCGCCATGGCAAGTGCTCTCCTCTGCCAGTTCTCCGGCGTTTTCCAGTTCTCCCAGGTGCAAGCCGCCAAGGCATCCGGCGGGATTCCGCTGCGGTCCATGGCCCCCATGGCGTCACGGATGCTCTGGCATTTGCAGCGCTGAAACCGCAGCGCCCC